TTATTTTACGCGGATTTTCTGCCCGACGTATATTTTGTTCGGGTTGCTGATTCCGCTAAGTTGTGCGATCTTCTGGTATGTAGTGCCATACTTCGCCGCGATTCCTGACAAGGTGTCGCCACTCTTTACCGTGTAGTACACCGCGCCAGATCCGCTTCCCGTGCTTTGCCCGTTAATGATCTTCTGTACGGCTTCGTATTTGCCGCCTAATACGGCTTTTCTCACGTCGCCATTTCCGTATCTACCCGCCTTCGTTTCTGCTGCCAGTGTTGCCGTTGACGTTTCCTGAATGTGGTTGATCTCGCTTTGTACTTCATTGTAACGCGAACCCAACGCCGCTTTTCTCGCGTCGCCGTTTCCATACTTCCCAGTCATTACGCCGTAAACCAGATCAAGGACTGATCCGTTCGGTGCGTCTGCTTTCGGTGTCTGGATTGCCTGCGTACCTTTTGCGTAGGCTTTCCATGCTGCCGTGTCCATGTATGCGATATTCATATCCAGATTTCCGTTGTAACCGGATAAACGGCCGGCGGAAGAATACTGGAAGATCGCGGGTGTTCCCCATGCTCCGAAGCCCTTTGCGTCCGTCCATGGGTTTGCCTGATAGCCTGTCGCGTTATTGTTCGCGTACTGTGCAACCCATAAACCATATTCGGCAGCTACCGCCGCCCAGTCATGTTGACGGCATACGCTTTTCGACATATAGATCAACGGCTTTACGCCTGTAAGATCTCTTACTTTGTCAAGAAACGGTTTTGCGACTGCCGGCCCCTGAGAAAACTTCGCGTTCTGCTCCCCTTCCCAGTCAAGAACCAGAATAGCGTCGCCGATATACCCTTTAATGTTGTTTACGAAATGTTCTGCTTCTTTGGCCGGATCGCCGCCTGAAAAATAATGATATACGCCCAGTAACCGGCCGGCGGCTTTCGCCTGCTGATATGCCCGGTCGCAATCAGAATTTACATAACTCGTTCCCTGTGTTGCTTTGATAATTACGAAATCTGTGGGAACTTTTGAAAGATCAATGCCTTTCTGCCACCCGCTGACGTCAATTCCATTCATGCTCATATTATTTTCGTCCTTTCCGCTCATATACGCGCGTTTCCTTCATCATTGCGTCCGCTTTCAGCGCGGGAACTGTGAAGCTGTTGTTCTTCCACCACGCAACCAGTGCGGCCGCAGTGGAAAATCCAAACGATACAACCTGTGTCACGGTTTCGTCGCTGATTGGTAACGGGCTTTTTCCGAAAATTGCAAGTCCGCTGTTAATTATGGTTAAAACCAGAATCGCGGTTCTTGCGATAGTGCCTTTACTCACTTTCATGTGTATTTCTCCTTTCTCCACGCTCTATGCTTTTGATTCTTGCTTCATGGTTGTTTAACATTTTGTCCTGTTCGTCGTTATGCTCCCAGATTCTCCTATGGCTCTCTGTGTTTTTATTCTGCATGGCTGCGAACTGTCCGTCTAAATTCTTGCAGGTAACTGTTAATTCTGTGATCGCTTTTGTCAGTGTCACGATCGGACGTACAAGCGCGATGATTCCGCCGCCTAACGTGATTAGCATAACTATAACGCTCCATTCATTCATTTTTCGCTCCTTCCACCCGCCTTTCTGTTATGATTCTATTTCTTTTATTCGGTCATTTCTGACCTGTTTTATTTTTCCTCTGTTCCAGTCAGTTTTTTATATTCTTCGTCGGTCAGTTTCCCGCGCGTTTTTGCCTGATCGACCATTTTTAACCACTGTTCATATTCAAATTTCATTTTCATTTTCAAGAGAATTTTATACATATGTCCCGCCCCTTTCTTATTCTGGAATATATACGTCTGCCATTTCCGCCAAATATTGCAGCAATAACGCTTGCGATTCCACTTTTTCTTCCAGTTCTGCGATTTTTTCTTCCGGCTTCTTTTCTCTTTCCGGTTCGTATGTGGCGTACTGATCCGGGTTTTTCTTTACGTCGTCCAGATCCACCGCGCCTGTTTCTGCTGTGATCTCCGTATAGTCGTATTCGTAGAACGTCTGTGGCTCGTCCTGTCCTTCCGGTGTTTCCTTTACTGTCTTACCGTTCAGGCATAAGAAAATATAATCTTTTCCGTTAAGCTGCTTCACGGTAACTTTGTTTTGCCTTTTGTCGAATCTTGCTTTCATGCGAAACTACTCCTTTACATACTTTTATTGTTTGTACTGTCTGATACTTCTTTTTGATCTTCTGACTGTTTGTGTGATCTAAAATTCCTTTATACGACGCGCACTTTCTAGCAAGCCATAGCGGGATCTTTTTCTTTTGCTTTATGAGTGCCTGCGCTTTCTTATATGCCCGGCGTACGCGCAAGAATACGCGCTGTCTTATCGTTATATGGTGTCTGTATATTCTTACGCCCATAATGTCGATGAAATGTCCGTCGTCCTTTCGTTTCATTACGGTTGTAAATACGATCCAGTTGTCTTTTATTTTTAGTCCCAGTTCTTCCGCCTTTTGCGTGATTAGCTTCATAGCTTTGTGAATGTCTTTCGCATTTGTGCCAAGAATCAAGATATCATCCATATAGAAAAGTTGATGCAATACCAGTTTTATTCGTTCCATGATTCCGTTTCTTTTCTTCCTGATCCTGTACATTTTTTCGGCTATTTCGTGGTATATCTGCGATAAAAAGACGTTGCAAAGGTACTGACTTAAATATGATCCAATGCTTAATCCTGTTTCGAATGTTCCGATCAGAAGCGCGATCAGGTTTAATAACGGTTCGTTTTTAATATATTTTCTTAAAAACTCCATGACCTTTTCCCGATCGATCGATGGATAGCATTTCTTTATATCACATTGCCCGGCGTATCTGATATTCTTATTTCGTAACCATTTCTTGATCGCTTTGATCCCGTATGACTGCCCTTTGTGTTTCAGTGCCGCGCATTGATATTCGCCGATTCTTTTCAGAAAATCTTTCATTGCTTCCACGGCGATATAATCGTAAATCTGTTGTTTGATATTTTGAATCCCGATCCGGCGCACCTTCTGACTGGAAGCGTCGATCTTTTCTTTGTACCATATCGGTTTGAATTTTATTTTGTTCTGGATCAGTTCTTCGCGTATGCCGTCCACTACTGTTTCAGCGAACGGTCGTAACGCTTTGATTCCGAATTCTTCAAACGCTCCCTTGATAAAATCTTTTGGAAGCCCGGAATATTCCGAAAACATTTCCAGAACGTCATTTCTTTTATATTTATTTCTTAAACATTTATGCACCGCCTTTTGAATCAATTTTCTATCTGTTATATCTACATTCTTGCAATATCGTTTCATTCGATTGTCTTTATAAGGGCTTTCGGTTTTTACTACTAACCCCGACGACCGGGCGAACCCCGGCCGTCCTTACTCCTTCATCTCTAAAGTTTTGGTAGGTCTATAAAAAGTATTTCGGGCAACCGCCCAAGAGCCTGTTTAGGCTACACCCTTTACGGGTGCGAAATACGACGCAAAGTATTTTGTAAAATGAAATAAACAATTTCAACCGAGGTAGTTCCAGTTCGTCCTGTCGAGCCTGTTCCTGCAATTCACGTAAACGGGACCGCCATTCGCGCCATTCCTGAGATTACCGCGTGCGTCGTAAGTCCTTCTATGCCGTCCGGTCGTATTAGGGGCGATCCCCTCTTCCCTAAAGGGAATTCACCCCCGACGACCTACTGTATCAATCGCAACCGAGGAAGTACCAGTACGACCCGCCGAGCCCGGCCCAGCAAACCACGCAAACGGGACCGCCAAACGCGCCATGCCCGAGAATACCGCGTCCAAGGTCTTCTCTTGTTCCTGATGTGTTCTTTCCGCCTGCATAGCAACGATCGCCCCAACCTTGCCGATCACTGCTGCCGACTGCCTTCACAAACCATGCGCAAGTTTCCGTATCTACTCCGATATCTCCGATCCAGAAATCCGCGCCGTCGTTTGCCGGAATGTTGCCAATCAGTTTATATGTGCTTTTGATTGTTGCTTCGTCTGTGACGTGTTTTGTCCCCCGGCGGGCGATATATACATCTTTGCTATAATCTTCTTTGAATACCATCACGGAATCTGCATATACGATATATCCGCCGACCGCATCTTCGATACCCATAACTCTATACGGGTGTTTGCCGTCTGTGTTCGACGTCAACGATCCGTCGTGTTTTCCGATAACCCGATCTGTTGATCCGCTCCACCAGTGCATAGAAGACATTGTGATCGGTGCGTTTACTGTGTCGCTGATCGCGACCGGTGTTGTCGTGAACCCTTCTTTCACGTCCAGATATACCGCTTTGTTGTTTTCGTCCAAATCTTCGATTCTCAATACCTTTACATCGTCCGCGTATTTGTGAATCGTACCGACGCCGCGATCGTTATTTACGTTTGATCCGCTTACCGAACCATAGCCGACCGATACATACGCGCCGACGATAACATTTGCCGCCTGTGCATTTGTTACCGGAAAATAGGTTTCTTTCGTGTTTCTCTGTACTGCTGCCGCATACTGGAAGTTATAGTTTGTCGTTCCCTGAAAAATAGTCTGTTCATTCTTTGTTGCATACTTGATAATCTGATACAGGATTCTATATAGGTTTCTTTCTTTTCCGCCGCCCCAGTAGCCTTTTCCTTTCTTCTGGTAGTTTGTAATCATGTTGTTGTAGCACTGATTTCTTTCCGGTTTGGAATTTTTAAAGGATCGCAAAAGTCCGTCTGTTCCGATTCCGCTTACATATTTACTATGTACGACATACGGGGCGAAGTTTCCGTCTTCTTTCTTTGCGGTTTCCCAACCTACAAGCCCGTATTTATCGTTCGGCGTATCTGACAACGTCCAGATCTGCTTCCCGTCTTTTTCTTCCACGTTCCAGTATGGCGTCATAGCAATTACGCCGACATCTACCGAACCGTCATTCTTGAAGCCATTTCCCCAACCTTCAACCGCCGTCGGGACCTTCCGGCCGTATTCGTTCGTTACGTAGTTGCAGTTAAACCATGTAAAGATCCCGATACCTTCGTAGTCGTCCTGTCCTTCTACCGTATCAGTTGACGGTTCGCATACTTTCCCGGCATTTGCAAGCGTTTTCGTTCCGTCCGACGTCGGATTTGTTACTGACAAATATAATTCTGTCTGATATATCTTTCCATTCCTCATAGAGCCGAAAAAGGCTTCCAGAATCTTTTCGTCAATAATTCCGCTTACGTTGTCCGCTACCGTCTGCGCCGCTTCTGTCGCCGCTTTTGCTGCCGTTGTCTGCTCTGTTGCTTTCTGTGCTGCGGCATTTGCTGCCGTTGTCGCTTCATTTGCTTTTGTAACTGCGCTATTCGCGTTCCCCGCCGCCGTTGTTGCTGCTCCGGCTGCTTCTGTTGCTTTTGTTGCTGCTGATGTGGCTTTTTCGGCCGCGCTGTTTGCCGCGCTTGCTGCGCCCGCTGCGCTGTTGGCCGCCTGATTTGCCGCTGCTGCTGCGCTGTTTGCTGCGCCTGCTGCTGATGTGGCTTTTTCGGCTGCGCTGTTTGCTGTGCCTGCTGCGCCGTTTGCGCTGTTGGCCGCCCGATTTGCCGCTGCGGTGGCAGTTTCTGCGATCTTTGCGTTTGCCGCCGCTGCCTGCGCTGCCTGATCCATATCGTTAAAAATTGTTCCCATAGAAAGAAATTCTTTGTCACTCACGAACCCGTCTGTCTTGTATACGGTTTCTACGATCTTCGTGTAGTAGGTTGCTGACTTCAATTCCTTTCCGCCTTTTAACAGAACAATTTCGCCTTTTCCGACGCCTGCAGCCGCTAACATCTGTTCCGTGTAGGTTACAAGAATTTCATTCCCCGACAGGGTGCAGTCATTCAATACCGGGTTTCCGTCCGGCTTATAGTATTTAATCCGCGCGGTGCAACCCGTCGGGATTTCATACGGTTGTTTGTTTTGTAATAATGAGACGGCCAGAATTCGTGAACCCTTGTCGCCCTGTTTCATCACGACATATTCAAATGGGCTTTTCCCGTCAAGTTCGATCGTGATCTTTTGTGTGATTGTGATATCTGCCATTAGTTTTCCCCTTTCTCTAGTATTGCCAACACTTCCGCGTATGGGTTGGTCATTGTTCCTGTTTCTTCCAATGTCGGACGGTCTTCAAGAAAGCCGTTTTCTGGTGTGGCAATTATTGTTTGCCCGTCGTCATCTTCGATCCTGACAATGTTACAACCGTTTTTTAACGCCGTGTCAAGTTGTGCGTCTTTCGTCAGGAAGATTGCGTCGCCGTTTATTTCCGCTGCGTAGCCTTTCACTATTCCTTCGCCCCCTCTCCCTCATTTAATTCTTTCAGAAGTTCTTCCGGTGTTCCGGTGCGCGCTTCTGTCTGTGTCTCTTTCTGCATCGTGCGGATTCTCAAATTTTCATATGCTTCTTCTTTGAATTTTGCCGCTACCGCGTCCATGACGACCGTTTGAAGTGATAGTGGCGTTTCCGCCGCTTCCAATTCTCTTTTTGCCTTTTCGTAGATAATTCCTTCTAAAATCTGTAATGTTTCTCCCAGTTCCATTTTTTCTCCTTTACAGTGACGAAACCATAAGTCCATTCTCAAAACTAACAGTTGAATTCCACCATGTGATCGTTCCGTCGCCGTTGTCCCGAATTTTGCTTATATATTCGAATTTGCCTGTTGCTCCGATATATGCAAGTGTGCCGGTGTTGCTTGTTTTTCTTGTCGCTAACTGATTGACTGAAATTCTCATGCATCCGCCTTGTACTTGTAGGCCGTTGTATCTTGCCCCGGTGTCTACGTCCGTGGCACTTGCTGAATAGTCAATATATCCGTATTGTGTCGATCCATAACCACCAGTCAGTCTTCCGCTTCCTGCAAGTTCTACCCAGTACCCGGAATCATACCCACATTTCATAGATCCTTTTAATTGCGCGGACGTACATTTTAAAATGCCGGATTCACTCATAGAAGAATAGGTCGCCGACCATGCAATCTTCGACGCTTTCAATCTGATAGAATCCGCCTTTTGCTCGATCAGGGATTCCGCCTGCGCCGATGTTACCCGGAGTTCGATCTTGTCTGCTTCTACTTTGATCGCCGCCCTTGCGTACTCTGCGACTGCTGCCGCCGCGACTGCTGCCACGTCCACGCCCGCTGCTTCGATTGTCTCTTTCAAATCCGCCAGTGCTGCGTTATATGCATCGAATTTCGTATTGACGTTTGCTTTCTCTGTCGCCGTGATCTTTTTGTCTGAAATTGCGTTGTTGATTGCGGTTATCAACGCGTTGTATGCGTTCGTGTAGGCGTTTTTCTTGCTTATAAGTGTTGACCGTGTGGCCGTCCGCTTTTTGTAATGCCACAACTTACGCATATTATTTTCGTATGGGTGCGACGTCTGGATCATTGACACGGTGGCAGCTTCGATCACTTCGTAAGTCGGAAGTGTGCTTTCCGTTCCGGTTGTATCTGCAGCCGTTGATACCTGTTTGATCTCGTCGACTGAAAATCCGTAGTATTTATTACCCGAACTATCCGAATACCATTGAATATAAATATCTGTTGACGGCACGATATACGTTTTCCCGGCGATATCTGCGCCGCTTACTTTGTTCAGTGCTTTGTAGATCTTACCGTCCTTCTGGTAGAATAAATGCAGATAATCGTATTTCGTGCCGCTTGATGATATTTCCGTCTTGCAATCTGCATTGAATTTAATCGAAAAATTACTTCCTGTTGTTGTTGACTGTCTCGAAGCTGAATCCAGAACCGCGTTGTATTGCTTTTGGATTGAAGCGTTGTCTTTTTCCAGTTCTTTGATATATCTTTCGATCGTCTGTGCTTCCGTTTCCGTGATTATGCCGTCCCGGAATGCTCCTTCGACATTTTCTTTGAAATCTTCCGCGTCCTGCTTTGTCAGTTTCAGATCGTCCGATATGGTCTTTTCTGCTGCCTGCGCTCTTTCCACTTCCGCCGTGATTGATTCGCCTGTTACTTCGAATCTTGACTTCATTTCCGATAACAGTTTCGCGTCGCCGTCGTCTGTGTACTTCTTTACGCTCTGTTTATACTCTACTGACAGGGATTCCGCGTTAATGGTCCCGGCTTCGATCAGTGCGCCGTTTAGTTTTCCAACCGCCACAAAATCGGCCACAATCTGACCTGCTGCCGTGATCGCTGTTTCAAACGGTCCGCCGATTCCGTTACTTGAATGTCCCAGTCCGGCCAGATTCCACCGCCAGACGTTTTTCGCCGTTGCTGTTGAATCTGTATCCATGATATAGATTTCCTGCGGATTCTCTGCCGGGTATAAAAGTACATGGCCGCCGGAATTTCCGGTAATCGCCGCCGTCACGTCCTTTATAGTCTGTTCGATACGCTTCTGTATAATTTCCGCACGGGTGGCGGATTTTACGATCTGTTCTTTCTGTTCCTTCTGTGCTGCCGTGATCGCTTTTGTCAGGTTTGTTTTTGGCTCTCCGATCTCTACACTGTCGAATCGCTCTTTGATGCTGTCGTATGAGTATTTAATGATCTTTGCTTTGACTTCGATTCCCAGTTTTTCGATCATGACCGTTACAGTGTCACAAATTCCGATCGTTTCAAGTGCCTGTATATTTTCATAGTCCTTTGTCTTTTTCAGATTTTGGAATGTTGCTTTGATCGATATTTTCGGTTCGTCGATTCCGCTTTCTGTATAGGCTTTTGCAACCTTGCGAAGCATTTCTTCTGATACGATCACGCCGTCTTCGAATTCGTCTGAAAAATCCATCGGCGCACACTTTAGGCGGGCGTATTTGCCCGCGTTTGGTGTGTTGATAAACTTTTCAGGAAGGGAGACGAAAACCGGATCTGGTTCTTCCGTTGCTCCTTCTTCCTTTTCCGGTGTGTAATAACAATACGGGAATATCGCCGTTATCACGTCGCCGATGTTTCTTTCCTGTTCTGCTGAAATCAGGTTCTTTCCGTACCGGATCGTCGCCCCGGTATCTGATCCGCGGGACTTATGCAGCTTCACGGTAAAATTATCAAATTGATATTCCCCGCCCCAGACGTCAAGGATCGATCCTTCTGTACCGCCCAGAATGTTTCGGACACTTAACACGTCGTCTATCTGAGTGCTGTTTCTGGTCGTGATATCCGACCACGCCGTATAGTTGTTTCCGATCACAGCTTCTTCTAATAGCTGCGCGATCGCTTCTTGTGCGTTCTTCCCGGATATCTTCGGGCGACATACCGGATTCATGTTCAATTCATAACTGATATGTTCGGCGTAGTAGGTATTCACGCCCCCGATCGGCTTTCCTGATTTATAGATCCTGAATAGCTGATCGTCGTCTTTGTCGTTTGGTTTGGCTTTGATTACTGCATCTTCTGTGATGTGTTCCGCCAATCGTCCTTCCTGCGGATATTGTAAAGTCAGTTCAAAAGATCCGTTTCTTTCTTCCTCTACAATGCAAGATATCGCGTCCGTCAGAAGTCCGATTCCGTTTGAATCAAATTGCGTTTCAAGGGGATCATATAGAATCGGTATCACAGACAACACCAACGCGGCACAATGTCAATTTTCTTCACATTGCCCGCCCAACGTATTTTATTTTCGCCCGCTACCAGTTTCGGAAATAATGTCGTAGTCATTTTGTTATTTTGTAGCGTGTCCCCTTTGTACGCATTTAATAACGCGCTGTCTACTTCGATATAGTCTTCTATTTCCTTGAATGTATGGGCACGATCGTTGATATACAACGTAACCGCACCCGTCGCATAGATTTTCATGTACGGATAAGCCGTAAATCCTTCTGTATTGAAAATGCTTGTCGTTTTTGTGAGTGTCAGTGTTCTTTCGCCGTCGTATGAATATTTATACGGGTGGCAAGTGAACTGGATTTCCAAGGTTCCCAGAAGTGCTGCGGCGATTTCTTCCACCGACATTTCTTCCGATACATGGGCTATTCTGTAGTAATTGCGTTCGTAACTGTCGTCAAGTCTTGCATATTGTACAGTCTGGTATAACCACGCATACACATTCCGGGCGACCATTTCAAGATCCTGATATTCTTCCGGCATAACATAACATTTATACACCTTCTTAAAATCTTCGTATTCTTCATTATCGATCGGATCTGTTTTATTATTCAGAATCACGTCGCCACGTCCCGGAATGTTTACTTTTTCGATAACGGGTTTGGGACGGCCGTATATGTTTTCTTTTTCGTATACTGCCAGTCCCATATCAAGGGAATTTTTCCCGTTATATGTAAAGCTGTTGATATCGTCGTAAAATTCATTAAGCATATACTTTATCGTCCCTTTCCTTTAATTCCTGCGCCATTTCCATAACTTCTTCTGTCAGTTCGCGCACGTCCTGTTTTCTGTTGTTATAGAAATTTTCTATATTCATGCTGATTTCTTGTTTCAGTGTTCCTTTCTGTCCGCCGAAGTTTCTTTCAAGTGCCGTGTTCTTTGCTGTTCCTGAAAGTGGTGTAACGATTGTTTTACCGTTTACCATTTCGACGATCTCCGGTCCCGCTTCCGCTACAATCGCGCGGCCGTTTGTTAAGATACCGCCCTTCGCCAGTCGTGGCAGACTTAAATATCCGACATTTCCAACCGATACGCCCGGAAGACGGTTAATCAAGTTAATTGCTCCATTGATAATTCTGATCGCGGAATTGACCGTGTTTTGAATCATAGATATTACGCCATTGATCCCGGATTTTACCGCGCCGCCGATCGCGTTCGCGATAGACGTTCCCAGATTTGAAAATGTGTTTCGGATAATGCCCCACAAGCCAGAAAAGAATGATCCCCAGTTTGAAAAGACATTTTGAACCGCGTTCCATGCTGACTGAAAGATTGATCCGAACCAACTTCCGACAGATCCGAAAATATTCTGAATCCCTGACCATACCTGACCGAACCAACCAGTCACGGCCGACCATATACCTTTTATCGCTTCCCATGCGCCCGAAAAGTCGCCGGAAAGTACGGACTGTACAACCGAAAAAATTCCCTGTATCACAGACCAGATTATTTGAAAATACCCGGTCGCCACGTCCCATATGGTTGTAATAGTTGTCCATGCAACTTGAAAAAATCCGCCTAAAACTGTAGCGACTACCGAAAATACGGCCTGTATATTCGACCAGATTGTTTGAAAATACAGAACAACTACGTCCCAGACGCCTTTTATAATGATCCATGCGGATTCGAAAAATCCGCCGATTATCTGCCCGACGACCGAAAAAACGGTCTGGATTCCGATCCACACATTCTGAAAATATGTAGTTGCAATGTCCCAGATCGAAGTTATTAAAAACCAAGCGATTCGAAACGGTGCTGTCAGGATTTCCGCAACTACTGAAAAAGCGGTTTTGATTCCTTCTTTTATCATTTCGAAATATGGTTGTGCGGCCGCCCACGCTTCCTGAATTTTGTTCCATGCATCTTTGAAAAATTGTACGATAGCTGACAAGATTCCCTTTACCGCTTCTCTGAATGCTTCGCAATTATTCCACAGTAAAACTAATGCTGTTACAACCCCGACTATCGCTGTTATGATCCACGCCGCCGGATTTGCTAAGATTGTTGAATTCAGTATTTTTTGAGCCAGTGTTGCTCCTTCGGTTGCCACCGTCCACGCCTTTATAGCTGCCACCATTCCTTGTATCATAGTAACGACATTCCACGTCAAAAGCGCTGCGCCAATTCCCGCTATTAGCGGCAGCAATACATTTGCATGACTTACAAAGAAATTTATAAATTCTGTTATATCTGTAAGCACTTCTTTTAAAATCTCTTTCGCTTGCGGCAAATTCTCTTTTACTGTGTCAATCGTTTCTTTTGCAACCGGTCCCAACTCTTCGCCTAATGGTTTTATTAGTTCTGTTTGTATGGATCTTCCAAGCCCTTGAAATTCGCTTGCCAGATCGTCGTATCTCATTTCTTTGATTTTTTCCATTGTTCCGGCTGCATCTGACGCCGCGCCTTCCATGTTTCCCATTGCTAAGATTGCTTGTCCGCCTGTGTCTTCCCACATTGTACCGAACAATTCAACGCCGATAGTGTTCTGTTCAAGTGGATCAGATACTTTTCCCAGTGCTTCAAAAGTGTCCTGCATTGCTTTTTTTGCTGCTTCTCCGCCTTCTCCGAACGCTTTCTTTGTTGCGTCTACGTCCATTCCCAATTCTTTAAAAGCATTGTCCGCCGTTCCGTCTTTTACTCTGATAGAAAATTCGTTTACTGCGTCGCCTAATTTGTCGATATCGAAAACGCCTGCTTCCGCTCCGTTTTTGAACATATTGAACATATCCGAAGCCGAAAGTCCCATTTGTGCGAATTTTGGGCCGTATTCATTTATCGAATCCAGTAGGTTATCGTTTTTGTTTAGCCCGTTTTGTGCGCCCTGTGCCACAAGGTCGAACGCTTCTTCGGAAGACAACCCAAATTGCGTCATTAACTGATTTACTGCCCGCATAGATTCTCCGACGTCCATATCGAAGGTGTCCCGGAGTGTGAATGCACTTTCCGCCATTTCTTGTAATTTCGACGGGTCCATTTCGCCTGTCTGCTGCACGATTACGCCCATAGCTTCGCCGACTTCCTGAATATCTTCGCCGTAATTATTTTCATACACGGCCGCCATTGCTTTATCCAGTCCGTCTATTTTGTCCGCTGCCGCGCCCGTTGATGTCGTAAGCGTGTTTAATGCCTGATCGTATTCGCTTTCAAACTTCAAACTATACGTTCCGGCCGCCACCATTGCCGCTCCGGCTGCTTTCATTCCGGTTTCTACTGCTTCGCCGGCCGCTTCCATTTTGTCTTTGAATTCGTCGGCGCGTTCCGATACTTTCTCAATATCTTCTTCTCTCTTTCCGACGTCTTTCAATGCTTGTGCGGTTTCTTTGGCTTCTTTTTCCGCCGCGTCTAAATCATTCGAAACCTTGATGATTTCTCTTTGTAATGCCCGGTATTGTTCTTCTGATACTTCGCCGCGCTCGAACTGCTTCTGAACCTGTTTTTCAGCTTCTTTCAGAATATCCAGTTTTTCAGAAGTTCCGGCGACCGCTTTTGATAGAAGTTCCTGTTTTTGCGCTAATAATTCCGTATTTTTCGGATCTAATTTCAGTAATTTATTTACTTCTCTTAATTCCGTTTGTGTGGTTCTTACGGTTTTGTTAGCCCCTTGCATGGCTTTATCTAGCTTCGTAGTATCTCCGCCGATTTCGATTGTAATTCCGGCGATTTTGCTTCTTGCCATTTATTCTCCCCCTTTCTTTCCGAATTTTTCTCGCAACTGCTGCCGATCCGGCTTCGTCTGCGTCATTCTCCAACAGTTTTCAAGGTATTCTCGCCCTGATTCCGTCTGCGAATTGAAATAGATTACCGATTCCCGCGCCATGAACAAATAAACGTCAAGATCTAATTCTTCCACTTCCCAAAAATTAAGCCCCGTGTATTTCGCTACCATTTTTTCGGCGTTTGTTTTTGGTTTGTAATGAATTTCCTTTGCGTTCGGATCGTCATAGAACGGTATAATTAGTTTGGGTCTGCTTTTACTCCTTTTACAAAGTTCATAAACCCTTTTATAAATTCGCCCATTTCTTCTGTGTCGTAATTGTCAGTCATGTATTTCATTGTGATTTTTTCTTTATTCAGGTTGTTTGACAGCACTTCCGCGCATATTGCGCCTAGTGTGTCCATCGCGTCTGCTACCGACATTTCTTCCAGATCCATTTCCTGTGCTGCCGTAATTTTTTCAAATGTTTTTTTCATCGGCATTTTTACAACCAGTTCTCTACCGTCTTTTAATGTCGTTTTGAAAAAACTTCTCTGGATTTTATTAAAATCAAAATTCATGTTCGCCATTGTCTTTTCTCCTTCTGAAAAAGGCGGCGTTTTTGTCTATACGCCGCCTTGTGATCGTTTTATCTGTTTTATTTATCTGTGGCCGGTTTCTGTTCGGTTGTATCGCTCAAACTCTGTGTATCTTCCAGAACTTCTTCTTCGTAGTGAATCAGCGTTCCTTCCTTGTCCTGCGGTAACGCCGTGAATTCCGCGTCCACGACTGTTTCTTTGTCGTTTGCGAACGCAAGGGAAAAACCGGCCTGATTGTTTCCGACAATCATTACCCATATATCGCCGTCCACCGGATCTTCATGGTGGAAACAAATTACATATTTCTTTCTGCCCTGATTGTTTCCACCTCCGACCTTTACAATTCTTCTTTTCTTTTTGGTTGAAGTCTTTTCCGCATAGCTTACACGTGCGGTATCGCAAATCTTTTCAAGCGTGTTTCCGCAAAATGTCATTAAGCCGCTTTTCATGGTGGCTTCTTCGTCTGTGATAACGGTTTTCTGGATCTTTCTTGTGTCGTCCTTTGCCGTGTAATAACTCGGCTTGTACTCAATGGTCGCGCCACCCTGAATGTATGAAATCTGATTTTCGTCTGTGCAAATTTCATCAACCGACGGCAGATTTCCGTCGAATAATTTCATATGGACGTTTCCAGATCCCAGAATAATTCTTTCTGTTTCTGCCATTTCTATTTCCTGCCTTTCTTCTGCGTGATATTGAATTCATACGCCGTCTGAACCATGTTTTCGGAAGTGATCTCTGCCTGATATTTGCTAAACGGCAGATCGAAAAGAACTTCTTCTTCGATCCGTTCTTCCAGTGATCCGTCCGGCGTTCTGTCCGTGTACAGTTCCAGTGATCCGTCGATCTCCCGGATTCTGTTCTTGTTATCGTCGCCCCTCTGGTCCTCACTAACTAGATAGACTATATACGGCGGATCAGGGACCGGCTTTTTCGCTGTCTTTTTCCATGCATTCTCCGTGATCGGAAGCCCGATCGCCGTTGCTCTTGTGATGATTTCTTCAATCGTTGGCATTATCATTCCTCCGATAATTTCTTGTTAGCGTTGGATATTGCTAACTGCTCTACAAGGTCGTTGGCCGGCTTTATGTGTTCGTACGCTTTTACTCGTCCGCCGTTCCTGCTGGCATGTCCATTTTCCAGTAAGTGCGTTATCTGATAGCTATTTTTGTTCCTGATACTCCATTGCTCTAAGCCCGTTATGGCCGAATACTGCTTTCTTCGTAGCGTAGCTTCCCAACTTCTCGCGTATTTTCCAGTTCGTTGTGGACTGCTTTCTTGCAGTATCCTTTCGCCTTGTATCGCTGTTTCTTTTATTGCAACGTTTAGTTTTTTTCTTAATTCTCCGCCGCCCCAATTTTCCAGTTGTTTTACGACCTCTTTGGGTAAATCTTCTGCTTCAATTTTTACAATCATGTATTGCCCGCCCTTTCTCCGGCGTACAGTTCGATCTTTCCGTCCGCTTTCGGACCATAGCTTCGGTATATCGTTAGGCGGCGACCGTTGAATTCAACTTCCTGTTCGTCGTTGTATTCGTTGGCCCATACGTCGAACTTATAGCGGGCTTTCATGCTCTTTTGTCCTGCTGCCACAAATTCATCACGCCCGATCGGTTCAACAGTTGCGATCACTCCGTTTTTGACGTCTTCTTCTTTGGTTTCGCCCGGTTCAACCAGTGTGATATATGCGTCTATTTGTAGTCGCCCCCTTTGATTCTGGTTAAATGCATATTGTAGGCCGCTAACCATTTGTCGTGGTATGCGTCCATTCCGTAATATGCTTTGACATACGCAAGGACGGCCCCAATGATTAACGGATCTTCCGGGGCTTTCAGATACTTTTCTTCATTTACCCCGATTCTTTTCAGGTCTGCCAGTACGAAATCGACGTGGGTTTTCACGTCTTCGTCCAATGCATCATTTGAAAGTTTTCGGACGCGCAATTTTGCTGCGTCCACAAGTTCGTTGTAGGTCATTGTTTAGCCGTCCTTTCTGTTTCTTATTTTCCTGTTTCCGGTCGTTTCACGCGGATAAATCCGTTATATGCGGCAACCGCACCGCCCGCGAAAATGTCTGCTCTGTATGCGATCTGTCCCTGTTTGAATTTGTAATCGGTTGATTTTCTCGCGTCGATATCAGAAAAGATCGGCATTTCGTAGTTGCTAAGTGGTCCATACGCCATGCAATATTCTGCTGTTGAAGTCTGCGTGTCTGTCACAGCTTTACAAGCGGAATTGATAACATACGGTACGCCGTCGATTGTTCCGGTGTTTCCGTGGTTTACGATTGTGTAGAATTTGCGTCCCTGTTTATCTTTCAGTTTTGCAAATGCTTTCAGATCCTTTTTGTTCAGGATCAGAACGGCAACGTCTTCTACTTCCTCGTCTCCGCCGTAACCATAGATAATATCGTCCAGTGTTTCGTCTGTAATCGCCTTCATAGGAAGGTCTGTTGCAGGATCAATAACCTGTTCGGTTGCTTTTGTCGGGTTGTGGAAAATGCCTTTGAATTTTCCGCTTGTACCGTCCCCGATCATGATCTGTCGATTCATGTACTTTCTGATTGCGCGTGTGACAGATCCTTCTACTACAGAATCGTAATCGGCGTTCGGAAGTTTAACCATTTCTTCTGGTTCTTCTGTGTATGCTGTGATCTTCTGTTTTTCCATGGTTACATAGCCGAATGTCGGTTCTGTTGCGCTATAGTCTGCGCTTTCTGCTGTGCTTCCTGCGCCGTCGCCGTAGCTTTTTACATATCCTCTCTGATATGTTTCGCCGCCATTTAACGGAATTGCTCTGACACGATCCACCAGTGAGGAAACGTCGTTGAATGTCTCTTTTACGTCGCTCGCGGTGTGTTTTGGTGTGACTGTCTGTGTGACAGAAAGCGCATTCTGTACAGATCCGAACGCTACTTTTGCGTTGAACTGTACTGTCTTTCCGTCTTTCAGGCTCTGCCCTCTTTCTTCACGTTTTTTATTCTTCACGTCGTCGCCTTTCTCTCCCGGTGTGTCGTCGTGATCGTCGCCCGCCTGTGCTGCCAGTCCTGCGATATTTGCGCGGTTCTGAATGTCCTGTAAAATGCCGTTAATGTCTTCGGCTTCGGTTGTCAGGGCGTCCAGTGCTTCGCCTTCTGCTGTCTGTGCCTGTGTGCCGATCTCTTTCAGTCTTGCTTTCAGGTCTTTCATGTTCATGTTCACAAGTTCTTCATGCTTCATATTCGCTTTATTCTCCTTTCGTCATTCCATCGATGCATAATCTTTTGATCTGGTTTCTTTTTTCGGCGTCTGCTGCCGCTTTTGCCTGTTCTTCCGGTGTAGGCCCCTTCGGTGTCTGCTCCGGCTGTTTCTGGTGTGATTTGAATTTTTCCGGCAACTTTCCGGCGTAGGTCAAATAGTCGCCGACTGCTGCCACATAATCGGCCGCGTCTGTCTGTGCGATATTGAAATACTTTGCCGCTTCTTTGCCATCTAACCATGTTTCGGCGTTTACCAACACTTCCACCTGATCAATCGTGACGCCTTCCGCCAGATGTTCTTCGTATACGTTCATGATTCCGGTCTGTATTTTATCCAGATCGTCCGCCATTTTTCGCATTTCGTCCGCATTGCCGGAAATTGCGCCCCATGGCTTGTGAATCATTAAAAATGCGTTTGACGGTATTTCCGGTGGCTCTGTTCCCGCGAATGCGATTACAGATGCAATCGAACCGGCCAATCCGTCCACGTATACTTTCACTTTGTTTTTCTCTCCGTGTCGTTTAATCATGTTGTAGATCGCCATTCCTGCGAACACTGATCCGCCGCCGGAATTAACATATACATTTAAGTCTTTTCCTTCTGCCTGTGAAAGAAAATTCTTGATTGCGTCCGGGTACTGATCTTCGTTCTGCCATGCTCCCCACCAGTCCGACACGATATCGCCGTAAAAATAGAGATCTGCGGAAATGTCGGTCATGTTTTTGATTTCAAGCCCTTTTAATACGTCCGCCATTGTTTACCCCCTTTCAGTTTTGCTTGTACATAGATAGCGTTCATTAGCATTTCAAGCGGTACTTTCGCCGCCTGCTGCTGTCCTTCGCCTTCCGGCGGTCCATTGCCGCCGCTTCCGTCCTGTTGGCCCGTCTGGTACAATGATTGATCGTCCGCTTTCACGTAGTTCAGTGATACCATTCTCACGTCGCCGTCTTCGATCGGCTCATAGTAGAGAAGTTCCCGGAATTCGTTGATTGTGATAATTCCTCGGTCATACAGAACCGATCCGATTGTTGATCGTGTCTGCAATGTCGCATACTGTAAACGATTTGAAGAAAATATGATCTTGTTTCCGAATCCTCTTTCCCTCTCCGTCAGTAATTTGAATGTGAACTCAAGCGATAATTGAAGGGCGATCGGTTCGATCACACTTTCGTAAAATGCGTTCCACTCTGATTCTGAAAATTTTGACATTAAAATGTTTTCATTCACGTTGTAATAGCGGTATACGTTATCGCGTAAAAACTGCGATTGCAACGTCGGAATAGTTGGGGCTTTCTGGTTGATTTCGTGAAATTCCATTGTGTTATCCAGTCCGCCCAGTCCGCCTTCGTTGCTCGCGTCCATGTATGCTTCCTGAAATTCTTTTACTTTCTTTTTCAGTTCTTCATCGTCCGCGAAGTTGTTATATTTCAGATATCCTTTCAGGTTGGCGGAATTTTTAACCAGATTCCGCAATGCCTGTCCGGTTGCGTCCAGTAATTCCAGTGTGTTTTTTAATGCCGGATCTGGTTCAGATCCTAAAAAACGTTTTCTGTCGAATCTCGCTTTCAGGTGGATCACGGATTGATACGGGACCGTGTAGATCTTCCCGTCGTAGTCCCACGTGAACCGGAATAACATCGCTCCGGTTTCTTCGTCTTCCCACACTCTGAACCCACGTGTCGTGATTGGCACAATGCTTTTGACTTTGGAAAAATCGTCATTGTAAAAAATCACTGCGAATGCATTGGATTTTCTGACAAGCTGCGCCGCCATTTTGTACAGTGCGTCGTATACGGACAATTCCGGCGACCAACGCAAGGAAAGAAGTTTCGCCAGATAATCGTCGCGAATCATCATTCCGCGCGAATCTGTGCGAATCAACTGCGGTGTCAGTTTTCCGACGTTCGTTGCGATACAGTTTGTTATTGATCCGATGATATCGCTTGCGTCCATATCCGCCGACGCGTTGTATTCGCCCCTGATTGTGAAAATCGGACTAAACTTCATTTTGCGGAATGTCACAAAATCTTTTAATATTCCCGTTTCGTTCTACCCCCTTTCGGCTTTATTCACAGTTCAGTTTATCTTTTAAGTGCGTTCATTTCTGACCTGTTTTCAGACGCAAAAAAGAGAGAGGGCGCGCCCTCTCTTATGCTGCATTCTGTAATTGTCTGCCGATTTCCTTGTGATATTTCATTTTTACAGCCAGTGCATCGAAGATCGATACCGCACCGTCAATGTGTGCCCGCTTTTCGATCTTGACAGGTTTCATTCTGCTGTCGTCTGTCTGGATCTGGACGGCCACGTTTAACAGGTGTGATTTTAACAGGTTATTTTCTCCGATCAAATACATTCCGTCTTTCAAATCTCCTTCGAAAGTATTTAATACGGGCGTCAGGTTCGTTCCCTGATATACGTCGTCCATGTGGAAGCCTGCTTCTTTCATTTCTTCCACTAGATAACCCGCGCAATATCTGTCATAGCCGACTTTCAACGGTCGAATCTTGTATTCTTTTATCAGGCGCACGAACCACGCGAACACGTCTTTGTAATTTACCTGATGTTCTCCCGATATCGTGAGATAACCCTGTTCTTTGAAAATGTTGTACGGGACGCCTTCTTCGTTGATCGCCACGTTGTAGCGTTCCTGTGGCATGAAAAATTGTGTGATGATATGATTCTTCCCGCTCTTTTCGATAACCAGTGAAACGGCTGTCAGGTCGGTTGTTCGCGAAAGGTCGATACCGGCCACGCAATAGCAACCCCGGAAGTCGTCTAGTGTATACGGTTGTCCTGCTGCCTTCGCTACCGTCTCATAGTCAAGCCATGCAATCGAAGAATTTTGCTTGATGTTGCAATACTTCGTCATGAATTCCGCTTTTTTTGATAACGACTGTAGCGCGATCGCGATCTGTTCTTCGAAGAATTCCCACTGAACCGAAATACCTAAATTTGGGTTAGCTTTTGCCAGTTCTTCTTTTGTGTTCCACTTTTCCAGATCGTCGATCATGTACAGGAATGGAAGCAAGCGTCTTTCTTTGCTCGATCCTTTCAAGAAAGCTGTTGATCGCTTCATCAGTTCGTCGAAGATTCCGTCGTTGACATATCCGGCGGTTGATGTAGAAAGCGTGATCGGCTCTGTTCGCGCTCCTGTACCCGATACCATAACTTCGTACTGCTTCAAGCCCTGATCGCCCGGCCATGCTTCCATTTCGTCGTTTGTTGTCATGGTCGGGTTGAATCCGTCCGCCTTCTTTGCGTTGAATGCAATTTTTTTGATTGTGGTGTTTAATTCCGCTATGTAGATATCCTGTCTCTTATACACATCTGACGCTGCCGACGAAGCTAGAAGT